GTGAGCCGCGAATGCAAATTCTATGAGTAAACAAAAAAACAAAACCCTTGATAGTGGCCTTAAAAAGCCCGTGAAGGCACCTGACCAAAGAGTCAGATCATTTGATGGCTGGGTATGTACCGGAGGGGCATTAGCGGACATTTTAGGCATTTCTGAGCAGCGTACATACGAACTTGCCGACCAAAATGTCACCAAAAGGGTAGGGGAGGGGACTTTTGATTTGAAGGGGTCAGTGCTTGGGTATGTTCAGAGACTGAAAGACAACCGAGCGGGCAGGGGACAGGGGAGGGCAGGGGAGGTTTCTGACGAAGGGGTGGGGGAGGGGACTGCTCCAATTGTTGCGGCAGACGTTTACACACATACCCAATTGGCCAAAATGAAAGTTCTCCGTCAGGTGGAGTCGTTGGACTTTGAACTGGCAAGGAAACGAGGCGAGTACATCTCGAGAGACAAGGTGAGAGAAGCATCACTGAAGGCTGGGAGTCTTTTGTCAGCCGAACTGCTGTCGATTGTTGGCGACACTCCCGGAGTGCTTGCCGGTGAAAACGAACTGACCGTAAAGGCAAAACTTCAAGCCCGCCTCGACACCATGGAAAAGCGATTTATCGAAGCCCTCCAGAAAGCCGAGGAGGTAGAATCAGAGTAAAACACAAGTTCACCCACGCCACCCACAGAGGGTGTGGGTGAATGTGTGTGTCACAAGTTTTTCATTTTTAAGAACTTAAGACATATAAACACATAAAACACTATATAAATATATAAATATATATATATACATACATACGCCTGTATGCACATGTATGCGCACTATAGGGTCTATCTCTCCAAAAAAGTGTGGGTGGTGTGTTTTTAGGCTTAACTAATTTATGAGCAACAACTTACAGTGTGAAAATGGGTGTGTTTTGGGTGTGTTAAGTGTGGGTGACTACAGATGAAAGAGCCATCCACACCCTTCCCTTATGGTGATCTCGATGCTGAATCGGAGATTTTGCGTGATATCATTCCATCAATATCCGATCGGGAATTGAGGGATTTGATGGAGTACATTCACTCACAACGGGACATTGCCCCTGTCAGTTTGTTTTCAAACCGGATTTCGCTTTTGCTGTCCGGGCTGTTAAAGCCGGGTGACGTTCGCATGAGAGCCCTAGCGTTGGCGTTTGCTGCCGGTTGCAATTGGGTCACGGGGTACAAAACGATGCGCGAGGCTGCCCGTGGAGAAAATGTTTCGGTGGCGTGGATCTCAAAACTTTGCATTGAGTGGACAAATTTTTTGAGACTCCCGATTGGACCAAACCGAAAAGCGGAATGGACCCGGGATGTGTACCGAAAACTCGCACACGAACATCACAAGAAACGAAAAGATGCCAAATCCGATCAATGAAGGGCTATTACTGGGCTTCCAGCCGAGGTTTAAGGGTTCCACAGTAGACTGGCTGGAACAGCATGTAAGAATCCCCCATTCTGCTCGATCCAGTCAATTCATGCGGGATACGTCTCCGTGGCTGAATGAAATTTACGAGGACATTGGAGATGATCACATCCGGTGCGAAATTGTGATTGCTCCAACTGGAGGAGGGAAAACCACCCTGCTGGAGACTAGCCTGTGCTTTATGATCGCGGCTAGACCCGGACCGTCGATGCTTGTTGGGCAGACGGATGATCTCTGTAAAGAATTTGCCGAAGAGCGACTATTGCCAATGTTCAACCTGTGCGAACCGGTTTCAAGATTGTTCCCAACGGATCGACACCAAAAAAGGAAAACGGCTATTTTCTTTGGGCATGCTCCGCTTTACCTCGTGGGGGCAAATTTATCGAGTTTGCAGGAAAAAAGTCTTAGATATTGTATCGGGGATGAGGTCTGGAGATGGAAAGACGGGATGATCGGCGAACTAAAAAAGAGACATCACGACCGGTATGCTTCGCTCACGTTGTTGGTGTCGCAGGGTTTTGATGCGGGCCATGAGTTGGAAAAAGAGGTCTCGAATGCAGAGGTTTTTGAGTGGGGCACAGAGTGTCGAGATTGCGAAAACTGGTCGAATTACCCTTGGACGGATATCAAATTCGAGCAAATCAAAACGCCGGATGGTGAATGGGATTGGAATGCGATTGGAAAATCGGTTCACCACGAATGTTCTGTTTGTGGTTTGAAAACCGAGGACACGACCGGAGCAAGGCGTGAAATGTCTAGACTTGGATGCTACAGGGGGCGCGGCGGGAATTTCTTAGCCGGTCACCGGATGCGGACATGGACCGCTCAAGCAGTCTGGTGGATTGAGTGGAAAAATCTCGTTTTTGAATGGCTGAACGCGATGGATGAAAAACAACGCGGGAACCTTGAACCACTGAAACAATTTAAGCAGAAGCGACAGGCGCAAATGTGGAAACCGGATGCGGATTTGCCCACGATGGCGCTGGAAAGTTCCGATTATTCATTGGAAGATTTCAGAGACGGACAGTTGATCGATAACGAGCGAGTTCGCTTTATGACCGTGGATGTTCAGGAAAATTCGTTCTGGGCATGCATTCGAGCGTTTTCATCGAACACGTACTCAAAATTACTCTGGGAAGGTCAAATATTGAACGCGCAAGATTTGCGGGCGTTGCAATTGAGATACAAGGTCAAAGACAAGATGACATTTCTTGATGGACGGTACAAAGAACAAGAAGGCAAAGGCGAATCTGGGGACGGTCGAATATTTGATGTGGCAGCCAAATTTGGATGGCATTTGCTATTTGGGACCGCTCAACCGTATTTTACACATAAAGACAAACGGCGTCATTTCTGGAGTGAACCTCGTTTTGTGGTTGCTCCAACGGTTAAACGCCCCGGAACAAACATTCCTGCGCAAATTGCCGGGATCTCTTGGTGCAATGAAGGGGTAAAAGATATTCTTGCTCGCCTGCGCATGGTTGGTCCACCCATGTGGGAGTTCCCTCGAGATGTGTCTCCTTCTTATCTGAAGCAAATGAATTCTGAGATAAAACGGGAAACACTAAATCCTCGAACGAAAAAATCCGAATTAAAATGGGTGCGAACCAGAAAAGACAATCACCTGTGGGACACTGAGTGCATGCAAATTGTCTGCGCTTTAATTTTTAGACTGCTTCCAGACATTGAAGACACGTCTGGAACACCTAGTTGACAAGTGTTGAGAAATGTATGGTAAAAGTATCCGCTCACGTCCTTCAGTTGTTTATTCAGCGTGACGTTTTGGAATTACGCGCACTTAGGGACGCGCAGTTTGAAAGTGCAATGGCGTTGGGCGGAACGCTTGTGAAGTCTACCGTCAACGGATCAAGTTTTGAAATTCAGTTGGATAGCGCCCTATCCCCTATCGAGATTGCCAATCTGGCTCAGTTGGCTTTGGATTACAAAATGAAGGGCATTTGTCGTCCTATGCAACGAACCATCATGCGAATCCAATGATTAAAAAACTACTTGGGAAACTGTTCAACAAGGACAACCAACCCAAATCTGAGTACAATTTCCTTCAGAACCAAAGACTGATCCCCGGAGGGTATTGGGCGCACCGGCCATACCAAGTTAATGTCACTGGAAACCTGACAAAGGATGTCACTCGGTCCGAGTGGAAAACCATTGTCTCATCGTCAAATAGGCTGTTTTGGTCTTTTGGGCCGGTTGCAGGTGCAATTGAGGATAAGGCTTTGTTCACAATCGGGAAGGCGTGGATGCCTCAATTTGCGGGCGACCAGTCCGATTCCAGAGTAAAAAAATGGGCGCAACAGGCCGAAGACTGGCTTATTGGTCAATGGTTTCCGAATTGCTATGCAAACGGGTACGATTGGCACACCGGTCTTTACTTGGATTCGATTGGGATCGATCGAGATGGAGACATTGCCTCTCTGTATACTGAATCCGGAAATGGATCTGGGTTTCCTCAGTTGCAACAAATTCCGTGGCATGCCATCGGATCTCGAGACAACGAAGAACTGGTGAAGTCTGGTCCGTTTAAAGGATACGCTCAAAATAACGGTCTGATTTTGAATGACGTTGGCCGAGTGATTGCATTTCGGTTGCTTGGGAAATCCCCTGAATTTGACAGGGATATCCCAGCTCAATCGATGGATTACCTCCGCGAACCAAAGACACCGGATCAATACAGGGGCTTCCCTGCTTTCACTGCTGCCATCTTAGATTTGCGGGATTGTTTACTGATTCAAAATTACTCAAAGCAAGCGGTTCAAATTGCTTCCTCGATTGGATTAATTGAGACCAATGAAAATGGGTTTGCGGACCCCGATAATATTGCATCGATGTTTACTGACCCGACTACGGTTCAGGGAGATCCTATGCTTCACACTGAATTGCTCAGTGGAGGTACAATACGGTATTTTCGAGCAAACTCTGGGGCAAAATTGGAGCAGTTGGTAAACAATACGCCTTCTCAATCCACAGAGAATTTGATGGACCGGCTAATTCGGAATTCCATGCTGTCTGCTGGGATGCCTCCTGAGTTTTACTACGATCCTAAGGGCAATACAGGAGCAAACGTGAGGATGGTGATTCAGAAGGTCAATCGCACCATTCAAGATCGGCAGCAATTAATGAAATTGACCGCTCGGAGACGTGTTGGATGGGCCGTCTCTAAAGCAATTAAAAGCGGATTCATTCCAAAATTTCCGGGAAACCAATTGGGCGGATTTTTGCGTTGGGATTTTTCGATGCCTGCCTATTTGACAGCAGATCAATCCTACGCAAATGGAGATGCGCTTGATGCGTATCGAACCGGATTGCGATCCATGACGGATATTCTTGGTGAAGGCGGTAAATCTCTCGACAAGCACCTAGACGAACGCGAGGCCGAAGGAATTAATATCATGGAACGCATGAAACGCTCCGGGCTACCGGAGTCATGGTTCCGAATGATTACTCCGAACGGCAACATGATTGGAGTAGACGTGAACGCTCAACCACAAAACAATAATGAGACTCCAACGAGTAATTGAATTAATTGACGGCTCCCCTTGGTTTATAACGCCGCAAGGGCTTTCCGCCGTGCGAGCGGTAATTGGAAACAAACTTCTTCGCAATCCCCTTCCCTCTCGGGCTGTCTCTGATGGAAATGGAGACGACGAAGATGATATGAGTCCGTTAATGGGCATGTTCAACATGCGCCAAAAAATGGAAATAGACCCGAACAATGTTGCCCACATTTATGTGCAAGGCACACTTGGACAAGGGTTATCAAAAATAGAAAAATCCTGTGCAACTGATTATGAAGACATCATCGAAGAAATCAAAATGGCCACTGGCTCTGGGGTGCGTGGGATTTTTCTGTGCATGGATTCTTCTGGAGGAACGGTTGCGGGAAATGCTGAAGCAGTCGAAGCGGTTCAAAATGCCGGAGTGCCCGTGATGGCATACGCGAAGTCATATTGCTGCTCTGCTGCATACAATATTGCGGCATCGGCAAAATGGGTCTGGGCATCACAATCGGCCACAATTGGATCGATTGGAGTTATTATTCCATGGATAGATTCCTCTCGGTGCTGGGACATGGAAGGAATGAAATTTGATCCCATCACGAATACAGAAGGAGATTTAAAATCGGCAATGCATGGGCCGAGCTTAACTCCGGAACAAAGGGCATCGCTTCAAGAATATTGCCAAGACGCTTTTGAGGCATTCAAAGGGAATGTTCTTCGCAATAGGGCTGTTCCTGATTCTGCTATGCGAGGACAAGCATTTTTTGCTGCCAGAGCCATGAAGAACAACCTTTGTGACGCAATAGGCACCGAAGATGAGGCCTATGAGGCTTTCTTGGCAAAACTTGGCAACTAGTTGACAATATAACAAAAGATATGGAAAGACCCACAACCTTGGCGGATGCGCTAGAGGCGTTTGATGCTCAAGCGGCAACCGTCGCTGGGCTTCAAACCGAAATGGCAGCATTCAACGAACTGGCTGCGCAACATTCAGCAATTCTTGAAGACAGAGATGCTCTGTCGGCAGAAGTTGAATTGCTTAAAAAAGCAAACGCTGAATACCAAAATCAATTGGCTAATGCGGCTCAGGCTTCCGAAACGATGGAATCCATTGCCAACCAAAAGGCTGTTGAAGCGTTGGCATCAGTATCTGTTGACATTGTTGCAATCCAGCAAGAACCATCGAACAGTGTTCAGGAATCCGCTCGCGAAAAACTTTCTAAAATCACAGATCCTGTTGCTCGGGCAAAATTCCGCGCAGCCAACATGGAAGATCTTCTTAAAAATCGTTAATCCCCTACCCTATTAAATAACCATGAGTAATACACTCGGCACGTTATCCAGTGCCCTAATCATCCAAGAGGCTCTTAGCCTCGTTTTCACCAAGCGTCCTTTGCTTAAAAAGATCTCAAAAGATCTTGCCCCTCAGGGTGCGCTTTTAAACCAACAGGTAATCAGCCGTATTCACGGAGTTCCAGCAGTTGGAAACTTTGGATCTGGTATTACCAACAAGGTCGACACAGACGTTCCTGTGACGTTAAACAAATTTAAGCAGGTTGGATATTCTTTCACTGCCGCTGAATTGAATGCAACTGATCGTAATTTGGTTCAGGAATCTGCCGAACCCATTGCCGTTGCAATGGCCAATGACATCATCGATTCGGTTGGTGCTTTATATTTGGGATCAAATTTCTCGAATTACACGCTTGATGCAACCCCTTCGTACACGACGCTCGTAAACATGCGGAAAGCATTGATCGGCCGAGGCAATCACGGCGATCGTTTTGCTGTTGTGAACCCTGACGTTTACGCATTGTTGCTCGAAGATCCTCTGTGCAATCGCTTCTACAAAGTGATGGGCAACGATCCTATCGTTGACGGTGAACTTGCTCAGGTTGCTGGATTCTCCAACATCTTTGAATATCCTTCCCTCCCAACGACCGATCATCTGACTGGCTTTGCCGGAACGATGGACTCCGTTGTGTTTGCAGGCCGTGTTCCAAAAGATCCTCGTGAGGCACTTCCGAATGCCCCGCTCAACGGGAACATCGAAATCATAACCGACCCTATTTCCGGGTTGTCTGTGATGGCTGTTGAGCAAATCGACGTTGCTACGTTGTCTGCAACCGTTTACCTCGCTTATATCTACGGGGTTGCAGTTGGGAACCCTGTTGCCGGTCAGCGTCTAGTCTCCGCTTAACATGAGACTGCATCTGACCATCTCAAAAACTCAATCCGGGGAACTCGAAATTCGATACCTCGGAACTGATCGTAAAGTTGCTCGGGCGGAATTAGACCGCCCGGGCAATGCGGTCACAACGGAATTGTATTCATTCATTGAACGGACTGCCATTCGGCATTTTGAAGCCAAAGAAGGCACCAAGAAAAAGTCTAAAGAGTGAATTTTACCGAATTCAGTTCTACTTACCTGAAATCTGCTGTCTCAGTCATGGGGCAGCAGTTTTCGTATAACGGACAAGACTACACCGGAGTCATCAATATTTTGGCAGACAAACAGACAATTCAGGTTGGAGGTTACGATGTGTCTTTGACTGCTCAAGTTACTGTGGCAAAGGATTCGTTTCCTCAACCGGTGATGGGGGCAAGAATCACAATTGGAGGCAAGATCCGGAGAATTGTTGCGGTTGATGAAGACCAGATTTCTTGGACACTCCACCTTGACGAGGTTAATCGATGATCGATCTCCTTTTAGTCAATGCAATTGCTGCTGCGATTAAAGCGCAATTCCCAAGTGTTTTTGTCGGGGCATCAATGGAGAACACTGAAATCCAACTCCCCGCAATCATGGTGGAGATGAAATCGGATGCAGTTGTTGGTGGACCGCTTTATCGAGGAACGATGACAGTTAGTGTTGCGACACAAGCCGATGACTCGACACCGGAAGCTCATGCAGAATTTACCGACGAAGTTGGGACATTTGTAAAATCTCTGGCACTGACCGAGCCAGTTAAAATGTGCGGCACAGTGTATCAAAATTTTGACACGACAAGAAACGAACGACACTGGATCTCAACCATGAATTATATCGTGGGATTCACTCCAGCTAGTTGACAACCCATTAAAGATATGCCCGCTTTTGGAATTGTTGGAACTTTTGGACTTACTAAGCCTGACGGCTACACTCAGGAAGCGTCAGAAGAATATGCAGTTGATACACTGACTATCAAAAATGCTTCTGGAGTTGTTGTTGAAGCCTGCGCAAAAAAATTGGTTACCCGAACTGTAAACGTCAAGACCAAGGGTGAAACAGATTTGGTTCCAGTTGTAGCAAAAGTATTTTCAGGGTTGACCATTACTGGGTCAAAAGTAAGTCAAACCAACGATGATTTCCCAACATCAGAAGTCACCGGGATCGCATACTCCACCTTGTCATAATTATGTCCTGCCAAATTGGAATTACTCTAGTCCCAACGTCTGGGACCATCGTGGAAAGTGTTGACCTTGAAATGAAGGCAGACACTAAAGTGCTGATTGATTCTGCCGGAGCATTTTCTGAAGCCAGAGTCATTGACAGTTCATACTCGTTTTCAGTCAAAGGCAAAGGCACTCCAACAGTGACAATTGGAGCAGACACCGGCGCACCAGAAGGCACTTCAGGAAAAGTCATCATCACCAGTGTAAAACACTCGTACACCAACGATGATTGGGAAGGCTACGAATACTCCGGGGTAGCATATCCCTCTGCCACCTAAAAAATGATTAACTGAACATCACATGCAACAAGGTAAAAGCATTTCATACGTTACTGACAATCTGCCTCCATTAAAATCTCCCAACACCGATATGGTGTGCGCGTGGATTACATGCGGCGGGCAACCATTGGCAAAAAACAGTTACGTTGACACCGTTGAGCAAACGGCATCGGGTCCGAGACGAACGGTGATGTATTGCATGGATGGCGATGTTCGAGTTGATTTTCCGGGCATTGAAAATCAAGTGTCGTTTGAGGAATTCAGGAAACGCTGGCTGGATGACAAGTGGTTAGCGGCCAACACGGATCACCCGATTACTTTTTTGAAGTACTTTTCAAAAAACCTAAAGCAAGTCCGAGAATGGTTGCGGGACCAGAAACCTGCTGTTTTGGTTCGCAGGGGAAATCGGTGCGCCTACATTCCGGCGGATTGCAGTGAAGCCAAAACAAAAAAAATTTTATCTGAATTATGACAAACTCAAGTTTTGTAGAAGAAGTTCCGTCTGTTATTTGCGGAATCACATTGCGGCCATTCACACTTGGCACCATGCAAGCGTGTCGCGCACTGGAATTGTCTCTTTTTACTGATTCCGAAAAAAGCGAATCTATCTCGGATGAGGAAAAGCAATTCCAAGTGTGTGCTTTGGCTTGGATGCAATCTGAAGATCTTGCAGTAGTCAAAAAAGCTATTCGAGATGGATCTGCAAGAGATCGAATTTCAGATTTCATGTGGGATGTTCCAATAGATGGGGTTCAAAAATTTGCTGACGAAATTCAAAGAATTTCTAAAATGGCCGGAGATCGAGCGGTGGAGGTTGTTCCGCGCCCCGGAGGAAAGTCTGAGGACGGACAGCCCCCAAACTAATTGGGCCGAGCTGGGGACCGTCTATGGTCTTCTCCTTGGCCAAAGAAACAGGGTGGTCTGAGCATTTCATTTTATGGGAATTGCCATTTTGTCGCGCATTGGAGTATTATCACGCCGCATTGTGGTCAAATGGTGCGTGGACTGTGAAACCTCAAAAAACAGCACATTCCGAATTTAGAGAACTGCTGGCAATTGTTGACAATTTTTCAGAGGAAGATGGCTAATTCATCGGCATCAATAAAAATTGATTTGAGCAGATTTAATCCCGCTTTACAGCAGTACATTAAATACGCAAAACGATCATCGGATGATGCAATGAAAAAAGTGATGAAGGGAATTGCTCGTTTTGTTTTTGCTGTCACTCCTCCCATGAACGCAAGGTCCGAATCAAAGTTGGATGAAAACAAGCGTGTTCGGTGGTCAGAAGGTAGACAACTTTCTTGGAAAGCCATTGATTCTGATACTGCTAAAGCATTTTGCATTGCTAAAAACAGGAAAAAAGCAATTTACGATTTCAATCGCGTTTTAAGCATTTACAAGGGATACAGAACAAAATCAAAACGAGTTAAAGCTCGAAGGGATGAATACACAATTGCTCCGTCGACGTTTCAAGAATTAAGAAAAAATATGAAAAACCGAACCGGCACAACATGGGCCGGTTGGAAACTAGCGTCCCTTGTCACAGGAATTCCGGGGTGGGTAACGAAACACAATTTTGTCCCCGGAGACCTTCAGATGCCAACGGGGAAAAACGGAATTTATGAATTTATTGCAAGAAACATGACCGAATGGTCTCCTGCCGAGCAAATTCAAAAACGGATTCAATGGGCTTTGAATATGCAACAAAGGGTCATGGAAAATTCAGTGAGAAGTGCATTAGTTGCGTTGGCCAAAAGAACCATTTCTAAAAAACCATGATTACAGCAGCATTTACACTGGATATCGGTGGGTTTCTTTCTTCGTTAAACAAAGCAAAAAACGCACTGGCATCAACTGTTGGAGGGTCTGCCGGAGGAGCAGCGGGAATGGCAATTACTGGTATTGGAACTGCATTTGCTGCTGTTGCTTCAGTAATTGCTGTCGCCGCAAAAGGAATGAATGATTCAATCCAAGAAGGTCAAGGTCTTGAAAGACTAAAAGACCAAACTGGAGTTGGAGTTCAAAAATTGATGACGCTTAAAACTGCTTTTATGCAGGCCGGAATTGGAGCGGATCAAGTTGGATCAACTCTTACGGATTTACAGTCAAAAATAACAACAGCAGCAACTGTTGGCGGGGAAGCTGGATATGCGTTTTTAAGACTTGGACTTTCTGCTCGAGAACTTTCGACAATGTCCACAGACAAAGCAATGGAGAAAGTTTCCAATGCTCTTGGGAAAGTCTCAAATAGTGCCGAACGAACAAAATTGGCAACAGAACTTCTTGGTGCTTCGGGGAATAAATTGGCAACAATTTTCACCGGAGGAGGACTTGAAAAAGCATCTCAAACACTTGGAAAACAAGCGGAGGTAATGGCTCAAAATTCTGGCATGTTTGACTATATGGCCGGACTTTTAAACAGTGCTGGAACAAAAGTGGCAGGATTTTTTACCGGAATGGCATCTGAAATTGCCCCCGGATTTATTGAAATCCTTGATGCGATGAATGCGTTGGATTTTACGGAACTTGGTCAACAAATAGGATCAATTGTTTCTTTGATTTTTACAGCATTTAGTCAGGGAAAACTTGGAGATCTCGCATTGTCCGCTTTAATGTATGCGTTTGAAGTTTCAGTAAATTTTTTATACAAAATTTTAGGATCGGTTTTTTCTGGGTTGATTGGACACCTTGTTTCATCTTTTACAATGTTAATGAGTCCGGAATTTTGGGCAGGCTGGGGAAATGTGCTGCTTGCAATTGTTCAGCGTGTTTGGATTTTTTTTGAAACTGCATTAAACGGCCTTATTGGTGCTGTGGCAAAAATCCCCGGGCTTGGAAGTCTTGAAAAAGATTATAATAAAGGTAAGCAAACAATTGCAAAACAACGAGCAGAGCTTGTTGAAACGGAAAAAAAAGATGGCACAGGATTTGGTGGAGGTTTTTCAAAACTAAAAAATGTTTTTCTTGATGGGCTAGGAACTACTATTGAGTCGTTTAAAGAGGGTTTTAAAAATACTGAAAATATATACAACACGACAGCATCTCAAAATGAGTTAATGTCAATTTTTGATCCATTAAAAACAGCAACTGAATCAAAAAATAAAAAAATCAGACAATCTTACACATCTGTTTCCGAACCTGATCAGCAAGCACCAATAGCTCAACGTTATTTTATTGCTCCAATTGCTTCTGCTCTCCAACAAATAGGGGGAGGCGGAGGATTTGCCGCCGCAAGTAATTTTAATGTTGAAAATCCTCTTTTAGATCAAGCTCGACAACAAAAAGCCGCGCAAGATCGATCAAACGAAATTTTGCTGCAAATTGCGTCCAATACAGGAAATTGGTCAGGCAAAGAAGTTCAGGCCCTTTTAAAATAATATGGCAACAACAGTAACAGCATTTGAAGTATCAAAAGACCCAACTGGGTTAATTATACAAAAAACCACAACTGAATCTTTTGATGCTGGTGTTTTGCCATCAAACACGGCTCGGTCTTGGACTCAAACAACCACCGACGGCAAAACAACTACGGTCGAAGAGGTGTACGCATCTCCTTCGCCATGGATAGTTTCTTATTCAATCGACGTGGCTTTGCTACAGTCGCCAATTGAAACTCACCCAAAAATTTTAAACCAAAACATTCCAACCGATCAGATGGAAAAGTGGATTATTTGGAAAAAAAATCCTACTGACGGAAAACTAGGAACTTGGACCCCGTCAACCAGTGGAAATGCTGGGATTGCAACCCTTTTTGATTATTATAAAAAAGGAATTACAGATTACATGTCGCCTCGAGCAACAGTTAAATACACTGAAATCTCAAACAACCCACCCAATATTCTTGGCGTTGGATTTATTCAATCTGCTGATATTTCTCCAATTCCGTTGCCTAATGGATTTAATTTTTTGTTTATGGGATGTTCTGGACAACAAGAAGGTACTGAAGGGAAATGGCATAACACTTATGAATACCTTGGTTCCGGGCCATTAGGATGGGATACATGGCTTTACAGCTCGTAATATGGGACCAACTCCATTTTACAAAGGCGGACCATTGTACGCCTCTCAACTGAATGAACTTGCAGATGAAATCCGCAAAAATACAATTCAACCCGGCAGCGGATATTTAATTAACAGGACTTCCGGCGGAACAACTCTTGTAATTCAAGATCAAAATGGAGGAAGTGGAGGAAGTGGAGGAACGGCAGAAAGTTTAGAACAATATCCTTTTAAGGTAAATTATTTTGTCTTTGAGGAAGGATATTATATCAACGTAGATCCTCATTCGTTTTTATGGAAATCTCCGGCAGCAGACACACAAACCATTGCAAATCTTGAGTCAAATTTTGCATTTCCATCTCTTGGAGAGATGGTTGTGTTAAAAATTACGCTTGATTCAAATTATCGACCAAACGGGGCGTATTTTATTGTTGGAGCGTACCAATCATTCTGGGAAGGGTATCCTGATCCGATTGAAAGAGATCCGGAAAATGGAAGGCAGGGCGTTTTGTATGTTCCTATAGCAGAAATTTCATCTGCTGATGATTCTCGAAGCGGCACAGTTGTTGGAGATAAAAAAATTATCAATCTGACAAGGACAGATTTGTGTTTGTTTTTAACAGCAATAGGAGGACAAGCAGCGGTTGTTGCTGCTCCGTGGATTAGTCACAACGAAATTCAATGAGCTTGACGCACGGATGGTCGCCAGTTCCACCAGAAATGATGTGGTGGCCTTATTTTATTCAAAATCCAGATGTTTCACTGAATGACTACAACTGGGTTGTAAAACTTTGGGATGAAGAATTAGACGGTGAATACAAATGGGCGGCACCGTTGGCAAACAGGGATTTGCTTGATGGAGGCGGGCTGGAACGACGATTTCAAGCACCGCTTCCGTACAGTCAATCCAGTTCAAATGATTTTCAATACGCTGGAATTGCATTTGGATGGATTGATGTTCCGTCACCGGAGGCTTTGGTAAAAGCGTATTGGAGTGCAAAAATATGGGAATTCAAACGAGGAATTTCAGAACCTCAAGCAACTTGGACTCCGACAGAAGGCACTCGCGGTCAAGTTTTGCTTGAAGAAGATCGTGATTTTCAAACGCTGATTCCAAGAGTTTTCTCCAGAAATGTAGTTGTTGGAAATCAGGGCCAATATCAAACAGACGCCGGGGAAGCGTCTACGAGACAATGGGAACTTGCTGTTCCGTTTTCATACAAAGGACCAAATGAACAATGGAATCCCGCTTCCGATTCCTTAAAGGCAGCAAAATGGGCGAGAAACTATAACCAGCAGCGAATAACATCATACGAAGACCCTGTTTGGTATTTTATCGAAATTTACGGAGATTTTGATTTGAACACAATGACAGCAGACGCGGCTTTGTGGGCAGATAAAATTCAAGGAACAGACCCGAGGTTAAAGTGGGATTTGGCTCAACGTGGGGCTTTTATTTACTCACTTGAATCTGCTCCGGTTCCAATGTTTGAGGTTAATACAACCGAAGCCATTGCAAATGGAGCGTCATGCAAAAATGTGTTGGCTTGGGGTGATTTTTTTGGACTGGCGTTTACACAAACAACATCTGGCTGGAAGATGCTGTGCAAACTCCAACGTCCGTATCACGTTTGGAACACTCCGTGGAGCACTTTTAATTTTCCTGAGTCCGTTAAAGTGATGATCCGAAGCGGGCCAACGGAAGAAGGCGGAGAAGTCACATGGACGCCTGTTTCAGATTATTATTTCAATGCTGAAAATTTTTGGATGGCCTTTGAGGAATCAAACGACATTGCTTTTTCGGCTTTTATTGGGTTTTCAAAAGAACAGGTAAAAAAGCAGTTTCCAAAAGTTTTAAGTTTTTCTCCAGAAAAATTAAATGGTCAAGCACAGGCCATTGATCCAAACGCTGAAGTTGTTTTCTTTTATAAAGATTTTACATTTATAGACGAGTATCCAGACGGGCATACGGAATCTGGGACTTACACAAACAACAGCCAACCAATACCAGCCACTCCGTTTGGAGGATGGGGTAGTCTAGGCTCTGGATTTGAGTGTCAAATTGTTTTATCAACGGATCCAGAAACAGGATTAGAATTGTATGTTCCAGCCCCCAATTTTAGCCCTTGGGTGTACAGAAATCCATCGACATCTAAAACAGATCCCTATACTGGGGTTTATCGCACTTTAACAGTTGTGGATAATCCAGCTATCATTACCGATTTTGTTCAGAGGCTGTGCGATTATTTTAACGACCTTCGAGATAATCAGATTATGATGGCTGGGAATTATCGCATCCTCGATGAAAATGAAAATGAAATCTGTTCTGCTCCAATTTGGGGGCTTCCCGGAATAGCAAATTTGAACGTAGAATGGAAAATTGGAGAGAAGTATGCTGACAGTTGACAATCCTCCAGAGGCATGGCACCGGTCGAGTTTTCGACATCACTTCAGAGAGGGTTTTCTTTCGCGATTGGCTTTCAGTTGAATTTTAGAACTGAGGATTCCGCCGCGAACTGGACTTTTGATGCCACCCTCTCGACTCAAGACGGGACTCCTCTTGCCATTTTGTCATCCGACCTCAGAGAAAGTGATGTTCTTTGCTGTTCGCTTACTCCGGAGCAAACCTCTGAGTTTTCCGCGCAAAGGGCGGTAATGACGCTCGATGCCACTCGAATTTCGGATTCGTTTTTTCTCAACGTCGCACAAGGGAGGGTTTCAATCAGATGAGTTGCTGTAACGATACCCAACAGATCATCACTGTTGACATTCTTGAAGGAATTCCCGGTCCACAGGGACCACAAGGTCCGCAAGGAGAACCCGGCGCGGCGGGTGGAATTACGGAAATCAACGGCTACACCGGCCCCGTTGTTGCATTAACCGCAACAGATGTGGGCGCGATCAGTGGAACCAATGCAGTCTTGACGGGGACTTGTACTCTAAACGGGAACCCAATCTTAACCAACAACGAACAAATACTCGGAGGAACTTACTAGTCATGGCCAACCCCATTATTCCAAAATTCAACAGCAATTTACTCAGCACTGCCGCGCCGCCCGCATTGGCATTGGTCACTGCTGAAATTGCATCAAACGTAACAAGCGGAAATCTTTATCTTCGCAAAGCAAATGGCGACGTTGTGGACGTTGCTCCAGTCAAATCCGTGAATGGCGGGACTGGCGACGTTTCAATCACCACAGCATCCATTGGAGCTTTGGGCACTCAGCAGCTTGGCGCAGCAAATGGCGTGGCATCGCTTAATGGCGCAGGCAAGCTCACATCGAGCCAGTTGCCAACCATTTCGACTGCCGACGTGAATTTCCTAACCACGGCTGCAATCGCTGGACTAGTCCCTCAACTTGATGGCGGTGGCAAAATTTCTCTTGAACAGATTCCAGCGTCTATCATCGGCGGACTAACCTTCAAGGGATCTTGGGATGCTTCGACAAATGATCCCGCGCTTGCGTCTGGCGTTGGCACCAAGGGCTGGTATTACGTCGTATCGGTCGCTGGTAATACTAACCTCGACGGCCACACTGACTGGCTCACAGGTGATCTTGTGGTTTTCGACGGTGCGACTTGGGACAAGATCCCCGGCTCTGACGCCTACGTAATTTCCGTAAATAACGTCAGCCCGATTTCTGGAAATGTAACGCTTACGGCTGCAAATATTGGGGCGCTTGGCACTCAGCAAGTATCCATTGTTGCTGGTGAGGGGGTAATTCCAATTTCAGCATCTGAAGTCGGGCCTTATAATGGTAAAATTGACCCAAGCTGGTTCCCGTATGCAACAACCGCAAGCGTAGGGGCTATTATCGTAGGTGATAACCTTACAATTTCATCTGGGGTACTAAGTGCAATTCAAGGTCAATACACGCTCCCAGCAGCGACGACTGCTCAGTTGGGTGGAATCATTGCGGGAAGCGGGCTTTCGGTGACGCTTGGCGGTGATTTGTCCGTGATTCCGGCAACGACCGCTCAATTGGGAGGAATTATTGCCGGAAATGGGCTGTCCATTGACGGCTCTGGATTGCTGACTGTAGACAATACGGTTGCAATCACCACCAGCACATCCCCGACCGTGTTTAATGGTGGCACGTACTAATCTCGATTAACCCATGAGCAACCCCATTATCCCACGCACCAACTCCGCTCCCGGAGCAGGTGCCCCTTCGTCACTTTTCCTTGGAGAGATTGCTACCAATCGCTCCACTGGCAAGGTTTACATGGGCGCGGATAGTGGGGTTGTTGAGATTCAAGGGGCTGGCGGCGCAACGTCGTTTGCCGAACTCTCTGGCACGCTTGAAACTCAACAGCTTTGCGCTCTATCTGGCGACGTAACCGCAACCGCTGGCACTGCAAGCCTGCAAATCTCGGCGCTCCAAGGCAATCCAGTTTCGGCGGCTTCCCCGAGCAATGGGCAAGTGTTGCAATGGAATGGAAACAATTGGGTCGCCGGAACTGTCAGCGGCGGAGGTTCTGGGGGCGGCGGACTGCTGTACTATCTAAACTACACAACAGCCGCAGATGCGCCAACTACGGGCCTTCCAACCTCTCCAGTGGTGCCGCACCAGTTGGGCCGTTCGGCTGAGATTTCACAGTCGAGCGTCACGAGCGGAAATCTGACGGTTGGACAGTATGATTTGATTTGCGGATTTGTCTCCGAGTCATCGCCGATTGATCCAGATGTATCTTATTGGCCAGCAGGAATTTGGGACTTCAATGTCTGGTGCACTGGCAATGCCAACGCAGGAGCGCCTACCGTTCTTCAGATCCGTCTGTATAAATACAATGGCACGTCGCCAACGCTCATTGCAACGTCCGGCGATGCCCTTGTTGCCAATAACGGCACACCAGTGCAGACGGCTATCTCGCTGGTGATTCCGCAGACCGATGTCGAGCTAACGGATCGAGTTTACATCGAGATTCGCGCCAAGGCGACTGGGAATAATCACACGGTTACAGTGTCGTTTGGTGATTCGACGCCTTCGCACGTCCACAGCACAATCCCCAGCGTGGGCGGCTCTGGGCTCGTAAAGGTTATCGACGGCACGTTCCAGAGTCCTGCAAGCCTGTTGGTTAATGCAGACGTTGACGTAGCTGCGGCAATCGACCAAAGCAAGATTTCCAATTTGACAACTGACCTGAGCGCAAGGCCAACAAATGCAATGGCAATCGGTTACGCAATCGCACTTGGATAACTTATGAAGCAAGCACTGACATTCAACCCGACTTTCACAGCCTCGGCTGGAACGCTTAATTTTACTGGGCTTGCAGGCGGGTTCTCGCTTAGCCGATTGCAGGCTGTTATAAACAACACTCGCAACGCTATCATCTATTGCCCTGCGATGGGCAGCGGTTACGGATACAGCAATTTTTCCGCGAACACAATCACGTTGCAGTATTCAACTGTTGGGATGGCTGATAGCGATAGCCTAACGTGTTTGTACGACGTCGTTGGAGCGACCACATCGGCCAATGCCTCGCCTGTAACGCTTGCGACTGACTCCACAGGTGTTCCGCAACGGCAGGTTTACGGGACTGCAACAAACGGGTCGCTTACAGCCGCAGCTCAGACTGTTGTTACTACCGCTCTTGATGGATACAATGGAATCTTTGTTTCATTAACCGGAACCTTTACAGGGCTTACTGTTGCTTGGGAGGTTTCTATTGATAATGGTGCAACTTGGCTGGCATCAGCACTTGCCATTGCATCGACGCAAGCTTCAGCAGCTACAACTGCAAGCAATTTAAGTGCAGCGGCATTGTATTACGGGCCAGTCACTGGTGGAGTGATTGCTAATCAAGTTTTGTTTCGAGTGCGATGCACTGCGATAACCACTGGATCGGCTTCAATTTCAATAATTCCTTGCACTCAAGCACCATCAATTAACCAAATTGGAACTGTTTCTAGCGGTGGAACTGTTTCGGCAGTTACAAATTCAAATCTTGGTTTGGCCTCTCTTGTAACCGACCAAACAAGTGCAGCAATCACCACGACTGCAAATAGTGCAGCAATTACAGCAGGGAGTGGAGTTGGATTTGTTGTCAGTATGGCTGTTACGGTAGTCTCCGGAACGCTACCGACGTATGACCTAAGCGTAGAAGAGTCGTTAGACAGTGGCACTAACTGGACTCGCATTTACGATTTTCCTAGGATAACTGCAACGGGATTTTACGAGTCTCCTATTTTACAATTAAGGGGGAATCGCATTAGATACGTTTCCACGATCGGAGGAACTGGTCCCAGCTTTACTCGCTCGATTTCTCGGTTGCAAAATTCGATAATCCCTCCGCTTGAACGGCAGCGTTTTGATCGCACAATTTCCTTAACAACCTTGAGCAGCACAACTGCAACACTTGTCTCTCAAAATTGTTCTCAGGCGTCTCTGGTTGTGAATATTGGAGCAGCAACGACTGCTCCCGTGTTGCAGCTTCAAGGCTCGGATGATTTTGGAGCAACTTGGTTCGATCTTGGCTCACCATTACAGGCGATAGCTAGTTCGACAGTCCGCACGACGTGCTCGATTGGAAATGCACAGCAACTCAGAGCAATCGTGAAGACGGCTGGAAGCACTGTAACGGCTGGCTATGTGCTAATCAAAGCCGCGCAAATTGTCGTAAACGGCGATACGGCAGCCCGAGCAGGATCAGTAATCTCTAGCTTTACCTCTACGAGTTCGGCGACGCTCCTTGCGGCTAACAATGCAAGAAAGTCAGCAATCATCACCAACGAAGGCGCTGGCACTCTTTACGTGCTAATCGGCTCGGGCACAGCGTCTGCAACAAATTACAGTGTCTCTCTTGCCTCTGGTGATGTTGTCACGCTAAACGGAGTCACACAAGCCTTGACGGGCATTTTTGGTGCCGCTGGGACTGCTCGCGTAACTGAATTGACCTAATGCAAAAGATTCTGACGCCAGACCAGTACGGACTTGAAATTAAGCGCGTTGGCGCTGGGAAGTTTATTTCCATTGATTCTGGAGACGCAACTCAGGTGCGGCGGTTTCGATCCAATGTTCCAACATCAGACCCGTATTGGAGTTCGGTTCAGTATTTTGAAAATTGGGATTCTTTGGCTGTTGGAACGGTTGCAAACGGCCAAAATATGAAGGCTGGCGGCACCTTGTCGCTTGTCGCCAATCCAACGCAGACTTACGGAGGAAACACCTTTACAACTGGCACTGGATTTCTTGCAGTTTCAGCGACTCGAAGCAGGTCAACGCCAAATTCCATTTCTCCAAACGCTAGCGGGACTGCTCCCGCACTTGGAAAGTCTGGGTTAAACATTGCAGGGGCAACACCGTTTTCAATTGAAGCATCATTTTGGTGGAATGCTTCAACAGGAGCTACTGGCCGTTTAATTGGTGGGTTTGATTCAGTTTTTGGAGGGATTGTCTTCAGTTTTATTTTACTGACTGACGGCACTTTGCAGGCTCAGTATAACAACACAGTGGGAGGCACTAGCACAATTAACGTCGCAACGCTTCCGATTCAGACTTGGACGGATCTTGCGATTTGCCGAGACGGCTCTGGCACAATGTATTTTTTTGTGAATGGATCACTTGTCCAAACGGTGGGAGGAATGCAGTTTATCTTTCCAGCACTGATTTACATGACCGCGCCGCGAGTCAATACAGCAGCAGATCTTGCGTTTATGGATGAAATGAGAATCACACTTGGCGTGTGCCGCTACACCGCTAGCTACACTCCACTTTTCCCACTCCCAGCACAATGAGCGACTTTCAACGCGCCTTAGATTTTGTCCTACGCTGGGAAACTGTTTTCGAGAAAGGCCATCACGGAGATTATGATTTTGCGATTGCTGAAAACGATCCAGATGATCCCGGCGGCGTCACAAAATTCGGCTTAGACGCACGCACGCACGGGCCAGAAGTTGCGCGGCTCACAGTCGAAGAGGCGGGTGATATTTACTCGACTCACTATTGGCTGGACTACGGCTGTGACGTCTTACCATGGCCCGTAAATCTCGTGGCGTTCGATTCTGCGGTAAACGTCGGCAAGGGGCAAACAACTCGATTTTTCCAGCGACTTGCAGGCACCGCAGTGGAGGATGGAGCATGGGGGCCTAATACGTCGGCAGCAGTGGGCGAGTGGATTGTTGACGTCGGTCCAGAAGTGGCGGCGTTGTCGATTGTTCACGCTCGCGAAGATTTTTACAAAGCACTGGCGCAACAAAAGCCTGCAATGGCAAAGTTTCTGAAAGGGTGGCTAAACAGAACGCAAGACCTAAAAAAAGAATTTGCAAATGGAGTGGCTTAAAAAAATAGCACCAACGGTCGGAACGCTGCTGGGAGGCCCATTAGGAGGCATCGCAGCTCAGGCACTTGGAGACATCCTAGGCGGTGAGAAAACGGTGAATGCAGTCACGAATGCGCTCCAGAAAAACACGCTTACGGCAGAGCAGTTGGCGGCGATTAAAAAGGCCGATGCAGAACTCGAATTGAAGCTGAAGGAAATGGGGATCGAACTTGCAAATCTCGAAATGCAAGATCGAAGCAGTGCCAGACAGATGCAATCCGCCACTGGATCTTGGACGCCGGCAGCGTTGGCGTGCGTTGTTACGCTTGGCTTTTTTGGAATCCTAATGGGCCTAATGACTGGCGATCTAAAACTGTGGGACAATCCCGGGCTGACGTTGCTCCTGGGCGCCCTCAGCACGTCGTGGGGGTGCGTCATCTCGTTTTATTTTGGTGCCTCTCACCAACAAACTCCACCTTCAAAATGATTGACCTTGAAAGCATAGGCATTCGCGTTGGCTTCCTTGTCGCTGGCCTTTTTGGCGCGGTTTTAATGACCACCAAGCGGGCAGCAGCAACGATAGGACAGACCACGATTTCCATTGTTGGCGGGGCTGCCAGCGCGAATTACATGACGCCGATTGTGCTAAAAATCACGAAGCTAGACCCCAACGACAGCGGATATGCAATCGCGTTCCTGCTGGGATTTGGCGGGCTTAAAGCGGTTGAGAAAATAGCCACACGTTTTATCGGAGAAACTGCAACGCATGAACCTCCCCACCGTACTCAACGCGGCAGCAAACACGATTAACGTAATTACGATCATCGCGATCGTGATTTTCGTTTTTGGGCGTGAAAATTCTCCAATTCACAAGGACAAGTTTCGCGCAATCGCCGGAAAATTGGCGCTTTCGACGCTGATGGCTGGGAGTTGTTGGAACCTGCTCACGCTATCGACTCCGGCACCAAGCGAGATTCTCACAAATTTCGGCATCTCGATGACGTTTTTGTTGGGGGCTCATTGGCACTACTGCCAGTTCATCGCTTCGAAACAAGTACCGAGCAATCCTCGGAAGTTGAAAAAGCAACTTGTAAGTACTGCTTGTCAGTTGCCAAAGCGGCGCAAGGCAAATGGCTAACGTCGTCCGCAAATGGAAGCGATTCTTGGCCGTCGGTTGTTCTCACGGGCATCTGGCGGACCAATCGCTTCTTAATCAGGTGCTGGCGTTCAAAAAACGGTGGAAGCCAGAATTAATATTCTGTACCTCGTATTGGAGGAGGCGGGTGACATCCTCGCCTTTGCTTGGTATGTCGTTTTTCACGACATGGCTCTGAGCAAACCACATTTCTGGCCTTCAATCGTTTCTGAAACTGCTTACCGCATTCCGGACAGGTTCTTGTGACGATATCATTCGCTCGTTTTTTTAGGTCCGTAAAATACGCCGCGCACAGCTCGCAATGTGTACGATTTTCTCGTACCACCACGTTGCAATTGCGGCACAAATTTTCAACCGGACCATATTTTATCTGACCTTTCGCCTTTGCGGCTTCAATTGCCGCTCGAAAACTTATCGGGTCAAATTTAGTGCCGGTTTCTTGATCACGTCCCTGCTCTAACCAGTCGTCCCATTTATTCCAGTGGCGGCGGACTGAAACGTATGATTGGCCGTTTATTGTTCCGTTGCTCATTCAGACTCCTCCCATTTCCCAAGCACTCTTAGAAACGCCTCCGCCCGTTGGCGCTCCTCGGCAATCGCAGCGTTGATTTTTTCGTCGGTCATTTTGCCTCCTTTGCTGCATTCATAAGTGCATCTGCATATTTAACTGCTGTTCCGCCGACATCTATAATTATGTCTCCACTTGCAAGTAATCCCTGCATAGCCATTGCCGCAATCTCGAGCCGAGATGGCTCTGGACGATGTTTTCTTGCTTGCTCAAGCAATGCAGCCTGAGCACTATTTTCTATTCGAGCGTCGTGTAACGCCTGCCTGAGATCTTCAATCTCAGATTCCAGCACAATAAATTCTGCTTCGTCAGTCATTTTGCAACCTCACTAACTAATTTTTTTGCTTTGCTGACCCATTCATCCAAAATGCAGGTGCCGTCGAGGATTTCTCGTAGCAACTCGACTGCCTCATCTCGTTGCCTCACTTCAATCGGGCAGTGTAGTTCACCGCCATTTATCCAGTGATCTGGGTCTAAATAATCGTTCACAAAACCTCCTTTCGGCAAATCTCCGCCTCGAGAACATCAAACTCAAGCAAGGCGGACCGTTCCCCGGGGCGAGCGGTTAAATCGTCCGCTATCCTCACCTTTAACCGGTCGCGCAGTGCCCTTGCTGCCTCAAATAAGCGGCCTTGGACCGATTCCTGAACGAAAACACAATTTGTTAGGTCAATTTGAGTGACATACCCATTTGAATATTTTGCCCATGAACGACTGCCGTGAATGGCGATTAGTTCAAATTCTACTCCGACGAGATCCCTGTATTTATTGCCGATCATTTTCTTGCTCCTTCTTTTGTTCACATGCCGCGCAAAGCCATTCCCCGAACAGATCTTTGTGCATTATTTCGCCGCAATCTTCGCAATCCGGAGTTTCGTTCTCTGGTTCACTCATGGCGTCGAGTTTCCATTGATGGTCACGTAGGAAATTCATTCGCCCACCTCCCTCAGAACTCGAGCAGCAATTTGCTCTGGAGTTAATTCTGGGTGGAGATGATGGATCATCTCCACCAATAAGCGCTCAAGTTTTTCATTTCGCTTGGTTGCCTGTTTGAGAGCCTCGTGCAAATTGTCGATTACGTGGGCAGCAACAGTCATAATGGGTCCATCAATGCACTCCTGTGCGTGTTGTTTTAATTTTTTTGCCAGCACTTTTGGATGCAATACCTCGAAATAAGCAGTTGCCACATCATCATCGAGGTCTGAATTGAATTCGTTGTCTGAGATCATTGGTCTCCTTTATTGATTTTCACGGCACACGCTAGCATGCCCAAGCACGAGATCATCGCGAGGCCAACAACAACCAGCGCATCGAAAAACTGAAACCCGAGATTTCGGATCACGTAAACATCGACGCATGCCAAAAACAGGAACCCAAAAAACAGCCAAGCTGTTTTTTCCTGCGAAGGAGGATTGGGCCGCCCGGTGAAAGGATTTATTTCCATGATTGATAGAAAAAGAGGCTAACCGCTTCGAGCATGACATCATCTGGCACCGTTGTTGGTGCTGACGAACATGAGTACTCAGCATCAACGCCGAGGACTGAGAGCAACTGGATGAATGCCAACGCATCATCTTTCGTTAATGACCAATCATCTTTTGCAGACAGGAAATGTCTGCCAATGTGGACTTCGTTGATTTTGTGTTTCATTTGGTTTTTTTTAAGGCTTTTTCAAGCCGGACAACGGTTTTTGTGTTTGGGTGCGTTTCTCCAGCCATCCACCGATAAAAGGTAGATTCGGCCACACCGCTTTTTTTCAGCCATTTTTTTCGGGAAACACCAAGCATCTCCCTTTTCTCGTCGAGTTCGGCGACGAACCTCATTGCGAAGTTGTGCATGGATGCAAGTTGAACAAATCACTTGCATCGCAGCAAGATTTTTTTTAAAGCTTTTTTCATGGCACAAATCATCACGGACTTACCGTCCTCTCAATATCACTCAGATCTCACCACAATTTCAAAGCATGGTTTGGACAAAATTGCCCAAGCCCCAGCACTTTACTTGTGGAGTCTGCAAAATAAAAAATCCGAAAAATCGGCGGCACTTCGATGGGGAACGCTTGTTCATCTTGCGGTTTTGGAACCGCAAAAACTTGCGGACGAAACGATGATTCTGGATGTCGATCGCCGGACTAAGGACGGCAAAGCGGCATACGCCGAAGCCTCTGCGACCGGAAAAGAAATCATCAGTCAGGATGAGTTCTCGCAACTGACAGAAATGCGTAATTCGATTTTTAGAAACAGAGCATGCGCGGAGCTTCTTGCGGGTGAAATCGGAATCGAGCATTCCGTTTTTTGGAAAGACTCAGAGACCGGTGTCTCCTGCCGAGCAAGGCCGGACGCCATCCGCACGGATGGAATCGTGTTCGATCTGAAAACCACTTCAGGAAGAGCAACCGCTGAATCGTTTCAAAAAGATTGTGTCTCGTACCGTTATGCAGTTCAGGCAGCGTTTTACCTCGACGGATTGAGACAAGCTGGGGCCGAGGTCAATTCGTTCGTATTTATGGTGGTTGAAAAAGATGCACCATACCTCTCCGCCGCGTTTGTTGCGGATGATGAATTCATTGACGTTGGCCGGAAACTTTACCGGCAGGATTTAAAAACTTTTGCCGAGTGTCTCGACACCGGCGTTTGGCCAGCATATTCTGGCGAACTGCAACCCCTTTCGCTTCCAAACTGGTTCGCGAAAAACCACAGATAAAAACTATGCAATACAATGACCTCAGAAGTCTCGCGCAAGACATTGCGTCGAGTGGAATGTTCAGTATCAACACCCCCCAGCAGGCAATGACCCTTATGGTCCTTGCGCAGGCCGAGGGACTTCATCCCGGTGCTGCCTGCCGCGATTACAATCTTATTGGCGGCAAGCCATCAATGAAGAGCGAGGCAATGCTTCGCCGGTTTCAAGAATCCGGCGGCCGTGTAGAGTGGATGGTTTATTCCGACGAGAAAGTCGAAGCAAAATTCACCCACCCACAAGGGGGTTCGGTGACAATTGACTGGACCATAGAACGGGCTAAAAAAGCCGGATTAGCGGATAAGGCAATCTGGAAAAATTATCCACGAAACATGCTTCGCGCGAGGGTTGTAAGTGAAGGGGTAAGAATGGTTTTCCCAGCAGCAACTGGGGGCGTGTACACGCCCGAGGAAGTTCAGGATATGCAGCAATCCCCCACTGTTGAAGTTGTTCCGTGGACTGAGCCGAAGCAAATTTTGTTGGATGCTCCAAAATTTGATCTGGAGGATGCCATTAAGAAAATTGAGCAGGCCGAA